AAAAAGTATTATGAAATATAAATTTGTAGACATCGGTTGTTCTTTTTTTGATACTAGCATAGACGTTCATGGGTTGGATGTAGATGGTTTACTTGTAGAACCTTTAGAACCTGCATTTAATTTATTACCCTCATCTGATACGGTTAAAAAAATAAATGTGGGTATATCTGATAAAGCGGGGATTGGTATACTTAATATGTCAGACCATTCAGCATTTCCGACAGAATATTTATCAAAAGATGAAATTAAAAAATTAGAAGAGCATGTGCGTCATCCTTTATTATACAGTGGTGGTGCAACTTTATCAAATACGCATATGTATGTGCATAACCTCAATTTAAGTTATGAATGTAAACTTATAACCTTTTACGAGTTATGTCAGCAATATGATATTACAGAAATTGACTATCTTAATATTGATACAGAAGGACACGAAATTATTATTCTGACACAAGTTTTTGATTTGTTAAAACAAGGAAAACTTAAAATAAATCATAAAATAACATTCGAGTACAATGATTTATGCGATCGTACTGCATTAGATGAATTTTGTAAAGAATCTGAGCAATATGGATTTAGATATGAGGTAGTGCATGAAGATTGGAACTTAGACATGGTATTAACAAAAACTAATCTTATTCCCGCAAAGAATACTTTTGAATAGGAGCAATTAATAGCATGAAAGATAATATTGTAGTAATAACAGGTGGATTTGATCCTATTCATTCTGGACATATTGAGTATATTAAAGACGCTTCTCAATACGGAAGAGTTGTTATTGGTTTAAATTCTGATGAATGGTTAACTCGTAAAAAGGGTTCTCCATTTATGTCATTTGAAGAACGCAACTCAATTCTTTCTAATATGAAGAATGTTCTATGTGTTATTCCATTTGATGATTCTGATAACTCTGCATGTGATGCTATAGAAGAAGTTAAAAAATTATTTCCAAAGAATAAGATTATATTTGCAAATGGCGGCGATCGTAAAGAAGGTAATATTCCAGAAATGGATCGTTATAAAGATGATCCTAATGTAGAGTTTATTTTTGGTGTTGGTGGAGTAGATAAAAAGAATTCAAGTTCTACTATACTGCAAAACTGGAAGTATGAAAAGACTAATAGAACTTGGGGTCATTATCTCAATTTTTATAAAAGTCAAGAAGCTGATGTTAAAGTTAAGAAGTTAGTATTAGAACCTAATCAAGCTATTAGTATGCAAAGACACTTTAGTCGTTCAGAACTATGGTTTGTAGAATCAGGTATAGGATTAATACAAACTAGAGAAAATGATAGAAACGTAGATATCACTGAGTTGAGAAAACAAGACTTCTTTAAGATTCCAGTTAACTCTTGGCATAAGTTAACTAATACGCACGATAAAGAACCATTAGTAATTATTGAAATTCAATATGGTGAATATTGCGATGAAAGCGATATAGAAAGACTTTAGAATTATAAATAGATCTAAGTTAATAAAGGATCTATTACATGTCAACAAAAGTTCAAATACGAAGAGGTAGTACTTCAAGCGCCAACGCATTTACTGGGGCCGAAGGCGAACTTTATGTAGATACGGATCAAAACGATCTTAGAGTTCATAATGGTTCTACACCTGGTGGTTTTAGACTACCAAATTTTGATACAGTAACTGAATTAAATTCTTCAAAGGTTGATAAAATCGACATCACTGCTGGAACAGTTGGATCTGGCAGTGCAATTCCAGTTATTACATATAACGAACAGGGACAGATTACAGCAGTCTCTACATCTACGTTAAATATTCCCGCAAACATAGCAACCGAAACATATGTCAATAATCAAATATCTAGTTTAATTAATGGCGCACCAGGTGCATTAGACACATTAAAAGAATTAGCTACTGCACTAGGTAATGATTCTAGTTTTGCAACAACTATTACTAATCAACTTGCATTAAAGGCAAATACTTCTTCATTAGCAACAGTTGCTACAACAGGTTCATATAACGATCTAACTAATAAACCAAATTTATTAGGTGTAAATTCTAATATAGTACCATTTTTTGACTTTGCATATAATTTAGGTTCTACTGTTAATCAGTGGGGCCAAGTTTATGCATATAATATAAACACGAGAAGAATAGTTTTTCCATCAAATGGGGGCATAACTATTAATGGTTCTTCTGGAAGTGCTAACTCAATTTTAAAAAGAGTTAGTAGCGGTGATGGGGTGACTTGGAGTACTTTAAGTTATGATGAATTGACAGATAAACCATTCATTCCAAATTTAACAAGTCAATTAATGAATGATGCAGGATTCGTTGGTAATTCTGGTGGAACGATATCTGGTTTACTTACAACTCAAGAAATTACTGAAGTCATTAACACTAAAACTAACGCTACTGGAGTTGTAGTCCATGATTTTTCAACGGGATCAATTTGGTATCATTCAAATATATCAGGAAATTTTACTCCTAATTTCACAAATGTTCCAACTACAGATAATAGATCAACTGTGGTTACTTTAATTTTAAATCAAACATCGACTGTATACATACCTAGTGCCATACAAATAAATGGCGTTGAGCAAACTATCAAATGGCTAGGTGCAAATGCTCCATTTAGTGATCCACAAGTTGTTAATATTATAAGCTTTGTTATGATTAGAGTTAATAATAGTTGGTCAGTATTGGGCTCATTGAGTTTATATGGTTAATAACATATGCCTCGTTTAGGAACTTTAACTTCTTTTAAATTGGCTGGTATTGGATTAAATACATCAATCGATAATTTAAATGTAGTGTACTCAACCGATGCTAATACGAGTTTATTATTGAGATTTGATCAAGTTGCACCAAAATTAGACTATAGCGTGTATCGCGAATCTACAACAGTTAGTGGTATTGCTACAACTATTAGAGATGGTAAGTTTGATGATAATGGTAGTATGACTGGAAATAATAATGATAATTCGAGTCTTATTATTTCTAACTCTACTAACTCTTTACCTTACATTGGTGCGCATACTATTGAGTTTTGGATTAAAATAACTCAACCAATTACAGGTGCGTTATCACTTCTTACGTACGTAAATGCAACAACGCTTTCTTCTGGAATCAATATTTACGCTCAAAGTGATGGTGGTATTGGTGGTACATTTTATAATAGCGCAGGAAGCGCATTTGGTGATGAATTAGCACCTTCAGGAACACTTACAGTTGGTAATTGGGTGCATTTTGCAATAGTTATAAACAATGGTTCTGTTAACTACACGTCGTATGCTAATGGCGTTAGAAGAACTGTTCGAACAAATAACCTTTCAGGTTATTACGTAAATGGAATACCTAGTTTAAGAGTATTTCCATTTCCAACTTCAGCTAATAAAAATGTTATGATTGACGAACTTAGAATTAGTAATTTAGCAAGATATACAGGCACAACATATTCAATACCATCTGGAAATTTTGACTCTTAACACAATTTAAATTAAAGACACACATAACAATTGAAATAAAAACGTAATAAATACAATTAACAATTTAACTCTTGTGGATAGGGAAACAGAGTGGCAATTAATAAAAATTTCGTAGTCAAACACGGCATAGACGTGGGTCAAGATGCAACGGTTACTGGTAACGTAACTGCTAATGCATTCATTGGAGATGGTAGTCAATTAACCGGCATTTCATCTTTTTCTGGTGATTACAACGACCTAACCAATAAACCTACACTATTCTCTGGATCATATAACGATCTAACTAATCTTCCTAATTTAGTAAAAGCTGCGGTGCCTTGGTCACCTAATCATACTCTTGCAGATGGCACTCGTTATCTTGCTGGTGATGTAGTATATGATAATGGTAACGTATATGTTGCTAACTATGATAATGAAAGTTTACCTACATCTAATACATTATATTGGACTAACTTAGGACCAGGCAATAGATTAAATATCGATGGCCGTGATATTCCTAATATTAGTTACAATCAGTTAACTAATAAACCAACGTTATTCTCAGGCGCTTATGGCGATCTAACTGGATTACCAGCATTATTCTCTGGTTCATATAATGATTTAACTGATAAGCCAACTATTCCTAGTTTAACTGGATACGCAACTGAATCATATGTTAATACACAAGTTGCTAATCTTGTAGATTCATCTCCAACAACATTAGATACATTAAACGAATTAGCTGCAGCGTTAGGAGATGATCCTAACTTTGCTACTACTGTTTCAAATCAAATTGGTTTAAAAGCAAATAGTGCAGATCTTGCAACTGTTGCAACTACTGGTTCTTATAATGACTTACTTAATAAACCAGATCTTACTGTATTAACATCGGTTGATACAATTCAACTTGACACTACATACAATGGTCCTACTCCAACTGGTCAAATTAGTTGGAATTCAAGCGATGGTACTGTTGACATTGGATTAAATGGCGGTAATGTAGTACTACAAGTTGGTCAAGAACAAGTTCAAAGAATTAATAACAACACTGGCTCTACTTTATTAGAAGGCCAAGCAGTTTATATCACTGGTGCTCAAGGACAAAGATTAACTGTTAATAAAGCTCAAGCAAATGCTGAGTCTAGTTCTAGTAAAACATTTGGTGTAGTAACAGAAAATATTGCTAATGGTGCTGAAGGTTATATTACTACTGAAGGTTTAGTACGTAATATTAATACATCTGCATTTGCAGAAGGTGCAGCATTATGGTTATCACCTACAACACCCGGTGGAATTACAACTACTAAACCAGTAGCACCAAATCACTTAGTGTTAGTTGGATTCTGTGTAAGACAACACGCAACTGCAGGTTCTATCTTTGTTAAAGTGCAAAATGGATATGAGTTAAATGAAATTCATGATGTATTAATTAATAATAAAACTAATGCTGATGTTCTTATATATGACTCTGTAAGCGGTGTATGGAAGAACATGCAGTTAGCTACAGTAGCGTACACCAATAAATATGATGACTTAATTGATAAACCAGATCTTTCTGCGCTTAAAAATAAATCTCTTGCCTTTTCACTAATTTACGGAGCATAATATAATGGCAAATCCTAATATAGCAAATTTAACTAATATAACAGCGAAAACGGCTGTAGCAGTCCTTACAAATAGTTCTACTGCTTTAATCACTAATCTAGTTGGTAGTGATAAAGTCATTAAAATAAATTCAATTTATGTTTCAAATGTAAATGGAGTTACAGCATCTGATTTTACTTTAGACGTATATAGAAATGGTGTAGCATATAGAATAGCTTATTTAATAAGCGTTCCAGCTAAAACCGTTTTAGACGTTTTAAATAAATTAGTATATTTAGAAGAAGGTGATAGTTTAAGAGTCACAGCTTCTTCTAACAATTATTTAGAAGTAGTATGCTCTTATGAGGAGATATCTTAATGCGTCGTAGTAATGGGGGAATTATAGGTTCTAAAATAAATCCAACAAATTCTTCTATAGATGGCATATGGGGTACATTTGAGCAACAAGAATTAGTGCGCGCAAATCTTTGGCCTTTTCCAGCAACATTTACATTAACTTCTTCTGTAATAAGTTCTGTAAATGAAGGACAGACTTTAACTATTACACTTACAACTACCGGTGTTCGTGATGGAACTGTTTATCCATACACAGTTACTGGTTCTATTTCTGCAGCAGATTTATCAGCTGGTTTATTGTCTGGAAATTTAATAATTAATGGTGGACAGGCGCAAACGTCTTTTACATTTTCAAATGATTTCTCATTAAATGAAGGTAATGAAACTCTTCAATTTTCTGCTGCTGATCAAACATTAAATTTCACAGTGGTTGATACATCAATAGTTACTTATCAATTAACCAGGACTGCTGCTAATATAAATGAAGGCGAAAGCGTAACTATTACGCTATCTACCGTAAATGGTTCAGTGCCTAATGGTTATACTATTCCTTATACAGTGACAGGAATTTCTGCAGCAGATTTATCTTCTGGATCTTTAACGGGTAATTTTGTGATGAACAATAATAGTGCATCTACGAGTTTTACTCTAACCAATGACGCTACTACTGAAGGAACAGAAACTTTAACACTAACTGCTGTTGGTCAGTCAATTACTGTTGGTATATTAGATACTTCAGTAACTCCATTAGCTTTAAGTGGTCAAGTTAGTTATTACACTTCAGCTAACTCTGTAACAACAGTCACTATACCTTCTGGAATGCGTGGTGCGCGTATTCATATGTGGGGTGGTGGTGGAAGAAATGATGGTGGTACTGCTGGTGGTGGATATATGCGCGCTCAAGGATTTTTTCCATCTGGAATTAGTGGTGGTAGCCCATTATATCTAATAGTTGGAGGCTCCGGATATCGCTCTGGTTCTGGAAGCGATTCTGGCTTCGCAGACCCAGATGGAAAATGCAAGTGCTCTCAGGGTTGGACTGATACCGGCGGAGGATTGTCAGGAGTCTTTACAGTCAATCCTCGACTAAATGGTAATAATACTAATGCAGCCTCTACGTCACAGATTTTGCTTGTAGCTGGTGGAGGAGGTGCTGGTTACGGAGGCACGCCAGGACCAGGTGGATATCCAAATGGAGTTGGAGGTAGTGGCACTGGTGGTGCTACACAAACGAGTAAAGGCACTGATGCAGGTAATGGAAGTTATCATCAAGATGGCGCAATGTTAATTGGCACCAGACGATATGGTTCTTCTGGAACATATGCTGGAGGAGGAGGGTTTTATCCAGGTGGTTCTGGTTGTAATTATGGTGGTGCTTCTGGTGGCGGCGGCGGAGGTTCTGGTTATGTAAATACATCTTGGACATTACAAGATTATTTAACTGGTCAAACTGGTACTACACCAATTGGTAGTGGCAAGCAATATTATAACGGATCTTATGGTGGTGGTACCCAACAAGGACAAGTAGTTATTGAATGGATGAACTAAGAGGTAAAATATGTCAGGTTGGAATGAACAGGAAATGAAATTGGTTACAGAAATGCATAGATTGTTGCAAGAATATCATTCTAAGCATTATAATGAGTTTGCTGCACAGCACGCAGTCTTTGCTGAAATAATTTATCGTGCTGAAATCATAACCAAAGAACAAAGAGATAAAATATTTAGTCTTGTTAATACTATTTAAAATCCTCTAATCTAAAACTATATAAATAGCTCTATAGAAATAAACTATAGGGCTATTTTTTCATGACTGAACTTGTTCAACTACTTCGTACACTTCTTGCTACGAACTTCACATTATACTTAAAAACTCAAATGTTCCATTGGAATGTTGAAGGTTCTGACTTCCCACAATATCACGAGTTCTTTGCTGACGCCTATAGCGACTTTTATGAGCAAAATGATACCATCGCAGAATATATTCGAATTCAAGGTCAATACGCACCTGGTTCTTTAAGTGTATATTCACAAATCTCTCAAATTAAAGACGAAGAAGGTTTCCCATCTGCTACTGGTATGATGACACAACTTGCTTCTGATAATCAATTGATGATTAGACTATATCAACAATTGTTTGATGTAGCTGAAGAAGCTAAAGAACATGGTCTTTCTGATTATGCAGCTCAACGTTTAGATGCACATAAAAAACTAGCATGGATGCTACGTTCAATTTTAAAGGCGTAATATGGCAATTCCAACAAATAGACAAACACTTATAGATTACTGTTTTAGAAATCTTGGTGCTCCAGTTTTAGAGATCAACGTAGATGACGATCAAGTAGAAGATCGTGTTGATGAAGCACTTCAGAAATACCGTGATTGGCACATGGAAGGTCAACGTAGATCTTATCTTCCTATTCAAGTTACGCAGACAGATATCGATAATAAGTACGTTACATTAACAGATAACATTATTTCAGTTATTCGTGTGTTGCCTATTACAAATTCATTTGCAGCAACTAATATGTTCTCAATGAAATACCAAATGTATTTAAATGACTTCTATGCATTATATAAAGCTGAGTCATTACAGTATTATGTTCAAATGAAACAATACCTATCAGAGGTTGATTCACTATTAAATGGTGTACAACCAATCCAATATCAAAAACATGGTAATAAACTATTCATTGATACAGATTGGAAAGGTACTATTCAACCAGGTGAATTCATTATGGCTGAGGTTTATGTATCATTAGAAGATACGCCTGAAATGTGGAATGATTCTTGGCTTAAGCAATATACAACTGCATTGATTAAACGTCAATGGGGTACTAACTTATCTAAGTTTGATGGTATGCAACTTCCTGGTGGTGTACAAATTAATGCTTCTAAAATATTAGAAGAAGCTAATGCAGAAATTGATGCGTTAAATGAATCATTAAAAGACTCATATTCACTTCCAATAGATTTTATCACAGGTTAATACTTTGCCAACTAACGTATATTTCAATCAAAAGGTTCATTCAGAGGCTAATCTTTACGAAGATTTAGTGATTGAATCTTTACGCATGTATGGTATAGATGTATACTATATTCCACGTACACTTGTGAATGTCGATGATATTATGAACGAAGACATCGCATCTGTATTTGGTAATGCGTATATGTTAGAAATGTATTTAGAAGACATCGATGGTTATACTGGTGAGCAAACTATTATGTCTAAGTTTGGTCTTGAGATTCGAGATCAATCTAATTGGATTGTATCTAAACGTAGATGGGAACAATTCGTTGGCGATAATGAAACAACGATTGTTAATGGTCGACCAAATGAAGGCGACTTAATTTATATTCCATTTAGTAATTCATTCCATGAAATTAAATTTGTAGAACATGAGCAACCGTTTTATCAATTAGGCAATATCTTTACATATAAACTTCAATGTGAAACATTCGAATATAGTCATGAAGATTTTAATACTGGTGTTGAAGAAATTGATAAACTTGAAGATGAATTGCAATTTAAGCAAAGAGTTACTATTGTAAACGTTGCAACAACTGCTCAGTTTAGAAAAGAAGAAGTTGTAACTCAATTAGTTGGATATGATATTGATAATAATCCAATCTATATGACTGGTAAAGTTACTGACATCTATTACAAACATCCTAACTCAATGGTTGAGATGTATTTGTTCATTAATGAGATTAAACGTAGCGATGGAAAAGAAGGTTACTTTGAAGTCTCAGGATCAGGTGCTGGTGGTTTAGCTAGAAAGATTGTTGGTTCTACTACAGGCGCTCAATGGTTAATTACTGAAGCCGATGATCCAATTGAGTTGCGAAATGATCTTAATGCAGATAATATAACTTTAGAAAACTTTAGTGATACTATATTAGACTTCACTGAAACTAATCCGTTTGGTGAACCATAATGTTTGGACAATATTTTTATCATTCACATATTCGTAAAACTGTAGCAGTTTTTGGTACACTATTTAATAATATTAGTGTACATAGAAAAGACGCTGCAGGTAATCTTCAGAATTATGTTAAGGTACCATTGTCATATGGTCCTCAACAAAAGTTCTTATCGCGTATATTTGAAGAACCAGATCTAAATGCTCCAGAGGTTGCATTAAAATTACCACGTATGTCATTTGAGATTACTGGTATGCAATATGATACTTCAGTTAAATTAAACAAAATGAATACATTGTCAAAGCCATCTATTCATGGACAAAACACTATACGTAATCCAGTGCCTTATATTCTTAACTTCCAATTAAGTGTATATGCAAAGAACCAAGATGATGCTTTACAAATTGTTGAACAAATTATTCCAATGTTTAACCCTGAATACGTAGTGACTATTAAAGAAATTCCAGAGTTAGATATTAAACGTGATATTCCAATTGTATTACAATCAGTCAACTATACTGATGACTACGAAGGTGACTATACATCTCGTAGAGTTTTAATATATACATTAGAGTTCTCAATGAAGACATTCTTCTATGGACCAATTACACAAGATCAAGCTATTATTAAGAACACATTTGCAAATATTCGTGATCCACAAACTGGTTCTATCATAGAACAAATAGAAGACAAAGTGAATCCTCTAAGTGCAATGCAATCAGATCCTCATACTATTGATGAAGTGATTCGTAACTTTGAATTTTAAGCAATGATAAGATAATGAAACCTATAGATAATATTAACAAACGAGATAAGATAGCAACAGCCCTTAATAAGAATTTGCCGGTAGCGGCACAAGAATCCCAGCCCGTAGTCGATCACTTGCAAGACGATTATGTAGAGTCTAGGGAGACATATAAAAAGCTTATCGATAAGGGCGACGAAGCTATTGATTTGATGATGGACCTCGCAAGAGATTCACAACATCCTCGCGCATTTGAAGTTTTAGCTACATTATTAAAGACACAAGCTGATAATAATGATAAACTACTTGAACTTCAGAAAAAACTGAAGACTCTCAAAGAGCCAACTAAAGGCGCTCAAGCTACAAATCCAAATAGTGTTACTAATAATAATGTATTCGTTGGATCCACATCGGATTTACAACGTTTTATTCTTCAGCAGAATAAAAGCCAGGTGATTGATGTCAACACAAATCTCGATAAAGAATAACGAATACGGTTATAACGGCAATCCATTAGTTAAACGTGATGGTGTCGAACAAACCTTCTCACAAGATGAGTTGACCGAATACATTCGTTGTATGAACGATCCTGCATACTTTGCAAGAAAGTATGTAAAGGTAATTAACCTTGATCAGGGTTTAGTTCCATTTGATCTTTATCCATATCAGGAAAAGATGTTCTCACACTTTAATGAGAATCGCTTTTCTATTGTATTAGCATGTCGACAATCAGGTAAATCTATTTCATCTGTAGTTTATATTCTATGGTACGCAATATTTAAACCAGAACAGACTATTGCAGTGTTAGCTAACAAAGGCTCAACTGCAATGGAAATGATTAGTCGTATTACACTAGCACTTGAGAACTTACCATTCTTCTTACAACCTGGTTGTAAATCACTAAACAAAAAATCAATTGAGTTCTCAAATAACTCACGAATTGTTTCATCTGCAACATCAGGTTCTTCTATTCGTGGTATGTCTGTTAACTTACTATTCCTTGACGAGTTTGCATTCGTCGATAATGATGCACGTTTCTATACATCTACATACCCAGTAGTTACATCAGGTAAATCTACTCGTGTTATTATTACCTCTACTGCTAATGGTATTGGTAATGTATTCCATAAGATCTGGGAAGGTGCTGTACAGAACACAAACGATTATAAACCTTTCCGTGTTGATTGGTGGGACGTTCCAGGCCGTGATGAAGATTGGAAAGCACAAACAGTTGCTAATACATCTGAATTGCAATTTGACCAAGAATTTGGTAATAACTTCCACGGTACTGGTAATACATTAATTAATGCTAATTCATTGTTAAAGTTAAAGTCTAAGCAACCAATCTATGCAATGAATAACGTTAACGTTTATAATACACCTATTAAAGCTGGTAAGAACGAAGAGACTGGTGAGACTACACCTGACCACGTTTACATGATGTTTGTTGACGTTGCTCGTGGAAGAGGTCAAGATTATTCAACATTTAACATCATAGATATTACAGAACGTCCGTTTAAACAAGTGGCTAC